GCAATGATGTCTAAAAATTCTTGATCCTCACATCCTTCATCTATCCAGGTTTGTATAGGAAGGCAATTTTCTGGCAAAATTTTCGGTTCAAGACCAAAATTTAGTGGTATGGGTGTTTTGTCTAATTCTTCCTTGCCCTTAAGTGCTTCAAGCGTTAACTTACTGATCTCGTCATCTGGCATGTTGAGCCACCGCATGAGATTTTTAGTATTTTTACTTAATAGTTTACCAGGACTCCATCCAGCTTTAAAGCCACAATTGAAGCAATGATACTGGAAACCACCTTCACCACTGGTCATTACACCACCACGTTGGCGCTTGTCTTGTTTTTCACCGTTATGGTGACAACAAGGTGCGTTGAAGCTGATCCAGCCGCTAGGCGTGGCCTTTTTCTTTGGAGGTAGAAATTGTAAAAATGTCGCTTGAATCAGATTCATGCAACTATTTTAACATCTATACAAGACCTTGTCAACTTTTCCATTAGGCCAGTAAGGCTGATTAGGAACCGGATTGCCCGGTACTGCCGCTCCATACCAGTTGAGTCCATTCACGTCTCCATCCGGTATATACTTGACCTTAAGATTTGTGAAATTTCCAGTAAAATTTAGGTAATCAACACCGGTGATTGCGCGATCATACTTTATGGTTTTAACCAGTGCATACTGTTCGTTGGAATTTCCCATTCCGCTTGGATCATTTTGTAATGTTCCATAAACGTCGATATGTCCCTTGAATTTGTTTAGATAAAATGCCAGGGTCTGTAGACCGTTGTTTGAGTTAAATGCAGGATTTGCCTCAATTTTGCCAGAACTAAATGTCCACCATTGAAACTGTACCTGACCAGTGCGGTCAATGGGGTTATCTCTGTACCAGTTAAAGTCAGTAACTGATACTGGCTCGGTTAGGAACGGTTGTACGTCATTACGAATTTCGGCTATTCCTTCAACTCCGTAGTATGTATTGGAGTATGTTGGCAAATAACTGCCGTCAGCACCAAGTGCCGCAATACTGAATGAATATTGCTTAGGTGCTAGGTCTAGTGTGTCACTTTCGGTAAGGGTGAGTAAGGCCAAGCCACGAGTGCTAGTGGTTGCACCATCGTCAATGACCTCTAATAATTTAGGTTGGAACGGCATCACGTTGTCGTGGTCAAACATTCTAAAGTAATAAGTACCAGTAGAGATACCAACTGGTTTTTGATCGGAATTCTTGAATTGAATTTGGACCTTATTTTTAAGGCCTTTCTGGAATATAAGGTTGCGCTGGTACATGACGTTATTAACACCTCGTGAGTTGTCCAAATCTAATGTCACACTATAAGAGTTGGTATATAAATAGATTGGTAATTTCTGCATAACCGTATTTATTGAATAAATGAAGTCAAACAAAGACAAAGAATTCCAGGAAAAGTTTCCGTTCATCAGTTGTATTAAAATTAACGATGACGAATATGTAGGCATCGTTATAAACTACGATAGCAATGTCACGAGCATCTACGATTTTAGTATAATTCGCACAGAATTGGAAAAAACCAGCTTTTTAGAGCTTGGCGAAGCATGGTGGTGGGAAAGTAATCGTAAAATTCCCATTAATATTTTTCTTAAAGCAGAAATGTCTATTTTTAGGCCCTATATAAAAACCTTCAATAGCAAGGACTTATCTATAGTGTTTGGGCCAACAGTAAATTTGAGCGAAATTGCTGAAAAACGCATCAAACGTAAATCAATACAATTAGTTAGAAGCCCTAGGCGTACCCGTAGCTAATACCTTCGCAGATTAAATTCATCTGTACCACAATAGCATGAGCATAAGCTACAGCATGAGCCTTCTTAAAATGATAATCACCATTCGTCGGCTTCGTCCATATCTGGTCCATAATATCGCTCTTCGTCAAATCTTGTAGGTATCGCTTGCCTGGGCGGATCAAGGCTAGGCACACGGCCAGTTCTAAGATACTCGTTGGCTTCCGCTTCCGTAGCAAGCCTCCATACCCGTTTATGTGAAACAACAAATTCGTAAAATCGTCTTGTTCCAGTAGATCCCATAGTGGTTCAGTCTCCATTAGTCTAATAAGATGGGCTTCATCTTTTATACCACTGTACATACTAACATTTAAGAAATCAATCTTAAAATAACCTCTTTCTTCTGCTTCTTTGTAATCAATTGATGCTAATCCGGTTAATGGATTGTACGGGATAGAATGACAATATACACCTGTATTGTGTTTTTTAGAAATGCCGTTAGATTCCATAGCCGCCGGAATATTTCTAACAATTTCCAGCACTTTTGTTCTATCAGCAAAGTCAATATCAATATCCGGCATAGTCGCCTCCACACATCTTTAACAACATTTGATAACGTTCGTAGGCTAACTTAACAGCAGGAACATTAGCCCGTATTTCCATTTCTTTATATTGTCTTTCAGTAACTGTACTCACAAAGTCGTCTAATTTATAGATAGGAATATGAATAGCAACGGCATCTACAGTTTCAGTTTTATAATGAACGTTAGGATCATTATAGTCAGACCAGCTGATTACTGCTTTTCTATAAAATTTTCTATCACTGTGATCTGGCACAGCATCAAATGCTGTACAAAACTTTGATAGTGCAGATGAATAGGGTAATGGATTACTCAATTCCGCTCTCCTTGCAAATTTCCTTAACCATTTCTACGTCTGCTTTGTGTTTCTTAAAATGCGCAAGCCAATAAGGAATGTCTAGTGACTTTTCTATCAACTCTAATTGGTCGTCATTGAAATTTTGCAACATACTTTGACCAGACTTACAATTTAAAATAAGCCACGCTGATATTCTTCCATCTTTGATGTCGTGTACAGCTCGATTAAAGTTAACGTAGTTAAAATAGTGGTTCCATTGAGCTCCGCTAGTATCACCCCACTCCATCATGGTAGTAATGGTTCGTTGGATCGCGGCTTCCACTGGTTCAATTTTTAAAATTTCAACTAGATAAGTTTCATACAATTCATCTCTGCACCAGTGATCAAGTTTTACTCCGCTTTTGATGACAAAATCAACAAATTTTTCAGGATACAACGGATTTACGTTATTTAGGAAACTGCCAAATTTTACAAATGCATTGTAGTACGCTGTCTTGCAAAATTCTTCATATGTCTTTGGCTTACGCTGATTTTGTGCTAATTGGTACCAACGATTAAATGCCATAAATCCAGAGCGAACACGTTTTTCGTCTTTTTGCATGGCTCTACGTTTGTTTTCACACATGTGAGCAATTAGCGTTTTCTCTTTCATAAACGCCTTACCACAATGTACGCAATTAAACGGTTGTTCAGCCAATTGTATCATTCGTAATCTTTACGTTGCTTTTTATCAAAGCCCATTTTTTCAAATAGCTCTTCTTTATCTTGTTTTGTCATCATACTAGCCAGCAATTTTACTTCACTCATCTTCATCGCAGGATTAAGTTCAGCAATTAACTTTTCAATCTTAACTGCTTTTTCTTTGCCTGGAAGTTTGAGATAAGGATGATATGCCTTCATGCCAGTACCACAACCTGCAAATAATTTCCACAACAATGCTTTATGATTTTTGCTCAAATCCCAATGATTTTTATTAACCATTTCGTTTGTACGTTCAATAAACCATTCCTGTACGTCTTGGTCACCTTGTACATTACTAACATATCGCATTAGGATATATGGACTAAATTCTTTCTTTTCTTCTGGAGGTAGCTTATCGTAGAAATCGTAATTTCTTTGATCAACTGCTCCTAATTCACGTTTAATATCAAGTGCCATTTTTTTCTTTACTCAAGTAATATACAATTTTAACACGTTCCATCGCTTCTTGCAACACAGGATTTGTCCGAGCCGCCCGACGAATTTGACCCCATAATTGGTCTTCTTTTATATGCTCGTACAAAGGACGACCATCATCTGTTCTTGGATCTACTTTGTTTTCGTATTGGTAACCAATCAATGTTCGATCCGTTTGGCCAACTTCACGAGCATATATTTCCTCGCCGTTGCGTTCGTACACGTATGTTGCTCCGGGTTTAAGGTTGCCCATATTACCAACATCTAGTGTAGTCTACAATCTCACTTTGGCGGCTAACTTCTTTAACAAAATAAGCACACATTGGTTCGGATCCACCAGTAAGTGGGGTTGTTAGTAGTTGTCCAGGCTTCATCTTTGGAAAGTACCACTTAACATCTTGATATACATTAATGATGTCAATGTCGTGAAATTCTGGTCGAAAACTGGTCAATGGGTTAAAACAAAATGTACGGAATCCTCTATCATTTAGACTTGTTAATGGCAATACTTCCATCTCCGGTCCTTCGGGATCTCCTACAATCGTACACCAATCTAATGGCATAGTAACTTCATATGGTCCTATTTTTAATACTGCGGCTGGACCAGTAAACGACTCTAGAAAAATTAAGGGGAGGAAAAAATAGTCTGGATTTTGATTATCACTGTTATCTAAAACAGAATATCTAAAATCTTCATCTATCTCTTCTGGCAGATCATTCAAATAGAATGTCTGGTTGTCTAATGTTAGTATTTGCATGTTATTATAATTTTACCTTCTCTATTGTAAATGGGTACTTTGCTTCTTTGTAGAACTTTTTTCTCTCCGTCAAGTGTCGTTTTGCGTATTTGGTGTTTGAAGTTATGTCCCAGATTTGTACGAAATCTTTGTCTTCTGCTTTCCGAATACCGCGTCCAATTGATTGTATAACTCGGACAAAGCTCTTTCCGGGCTCCAAAAGAACCAGATTAAAAATGCGAGGAATATTAATACCCACAGCGGCCACACCGTAAGTCGCCACAATAATCTTGTTAGTAGACGTTTTAATTTCGTCATATTCTTCTTTCCTGTCTTTAGTTTTTACAGCACCACTAATAAAAACAGAGTCGGGTATTTCATTAATAATAAACTTACCCGATTCAATTCTATCTACCAGTACTAGCGTATTACCGCTTTCTGAAATACCTTTAATTATTTTAGAAACGTATTCCATTCTATCTGGATCTGTTACTAGGTATTTTAATTCGGCTGGGTAACTTTCAAATTCTTTTAATATTTGTGTTTGTACAATGTTAACGTGACAAGTACTTAGTACACCTTTTTGTTGTAAATCGTGAGCACTAACTCGGTTAATTACATCACCCAAACTACAACGAATGCTTTCAAATTCTAAATCATCTTTTGGAACAGTACCAGTAAGTCCCCAACGAATTGGTGCATTACGTAAGTTCTGCGTTAGCAAATTCTTCAACACTTCTGCTTTAGCTTGGTGAACTTCGTCAATAATAATTGTAGTTACACCTTCAAGAAATTCTGCAAGTGTAATTAAATCTGCTTGACCGTTTTTACTTTTCTTATCTAATACATTGAGACTTTGCCAAGTGCAAATAGTATGTGTCTTATTAAGATCTTTACGATCACCGTAGTATACGCCTACATCTAATCCACAATTACGGAAGTCTTCTTCTGTTTGCTCAACTAGTGACTTGTTTGGTACAACAGTAATTGTTCGTCCATATTTTTCGCAAATCTTACTTAGGGTCGCTGTGATAATTGTTTTACCTGCACCAGTTGCTACTTCTTGTAGTGCTTGCGGTGAACCTAAAAAGTTATTAATGACTTCACATTGATAGTCACGCATCCTAATAGGTTGTCCAGCCTGCTGATGTCCTTCTGGCCAACAAGTGTCGCCCCAAAACTCTTCAGTTACTTTTTCAAATTTTAATTGTTCTGATACACGCTGATCTTCAACTTCAACATAGTATCCTTGTGATTCCAAATATGGCAACACTCGATCTAACATACTAACGTAAGTTGTTCCACCAAGACCAAAGAATGATGTACAGCCGTCCCACCGTCCTAGCTTATATGCTGGCTGGTATCGTGCGGCTTGGTTAAAGTATTTAAATTTCTTAACTAACTCTTTGCGAGTATCTAAGTCAAGATTTTCAAACTTAACATTAACCTCATCCTTGATGATTAACTTTGTGGTAGACAAACGGTTGCTCCTGTAGGTTGC